TGGCTTACTAGATAACTTAGGTTACTGTGGCATTATTTCTTTAATCAAATCTGCAATCGATTGTCTTTTAAGTGCTCTAGGATACGGAGATTCAATAAAAATTATTTTAGCTGCTGCAATACGTGGTATGAATCCTGACAGCTTCGCTAAATTCTTGAACTCCGTACCAACTCCATTGCAAGAAGTTATTGTTGCAGCAACTAACGAAAGGCTACCACAATTGCTCCCATTCTTACAAAGCATAGTATCTGTTAGAATTGTTGATGATGAGGGCATAGAAATAGAATCTGTTGTAGACAGAACTCTAGCCTATAGCTATACTAGTGCCGGAAAATGGACAAGGATCGACGCATCTAGTAGTTCCACAAAGGGCACAATTTTCCATAATAGGATGGCGAACCCCAATTACCCCCCTCCCTCAGCAGAGGATTATCGCTCTCTTGGCGAAGTCGTAACCGACCTAATTATGGATGATCTCCTAAATGTGGATGATATCTTGGCAGTGATAGAGACACTGCCGGGAGCACCAATCGCAATCTCTGTGATTGAGAAATTAGATAAGTTTTGCGCAGCACCTCCAAGATTTTATCCTCCTTTGAGTGAGGTTTTGCAAATCCCAGGGATCAATATAGACATTTGTAGGCTACAAGATGGGATAACAATCCCAACTGTCCCCAGATTACAAATGCCAAAGCTTACAATAGCCGGTATTAGCGATATACTTATTGAGAATGGATTAGTCGCTCTTAAGGAAATTGCACGAAGACTTCTAGTTCTTGTTTTAAAAAAGATAATACAAATTATATTTGAAGAAATTTGTAAACAGCGCGTTGGCTCTGACCCTACAAACTTGCGTTCGCTAATTCAAGCTGGCTGTGCAAACGGGTTGGATGAATCAACTGTAGATCAGGCCTTAGGAGATATAGCCGGGATCCTTGGGTGTGCTGCTGAGCCAGAAGCTGTTGCCAGGTTTGTTGATAATGTTTCTTCCGTTATCACAGAATGCGAATTGGTAGATTTGATAAATGGAGATGCTTCTGACTCAATCTATGAACTAGTGCATCAAATAATTTTGCTAGATGAGTTAACGGAGCCTTTGGCTGAGTGTCTAAATGACAAGCACTCTATATCTGATTTCTTTAAAGCTTTGGGCCTCTTTATCGACACTAGCATGATATGCTCAATTAGTCCACTAGACTTACCATTCAGCCAAGAAGTATGCGACGATTTAGGCTTATTACAACTCTTCAGAGATACCAGAGCACAAGCCCTTAGGGATAAGGGCGTAGATGAAGAATGTATTAGGGAGCAACTTTGCTTGCTTAGGGATAAGACAGCAGAAGACCTTAAAGAATTGACTGATATGCTGAACAGCGGTATATTCAATAATATATTACCAGACTTTGTGCAGGACCCAAGAACACCAGACAGGCCAGGCATTTTGCCATCCGTGACCCCGGCTGATTCTATTTCTCTGAGTGCAGCGTTCGATTCCATGTACGAGACCTTAACAGTAAGCTATACTACTGACTTGATTGGCCGCAGAGGCTTCTTAAACATGTGCTTGGCAGACTCAAGAGGCCGAGGATTTGCCCAACATAAGTCATTAGAGAGATCTATCTTGGGCCCTTCAGTATTTAATATTTACGGCTCACGAGGTACGAGGAGCTTCCCTGCTCGGGATGAATGGGGCAGAGGAGCAAACAACCCTGCACAACATAATTCTTGGATAAAAGGGCCGATTGAGTATAGCGGGAAAACCTTTAGTTCACTTCCTTTTTTGTTTAATCCATTATCCGCTATTGCAGACGATACCGGAAACTTTTCTTTAACTACTATGGACGAGGATGAGAACAATACTCTAATTTCAGTAGAAGGCAGGCCGCCAGCAGTTGGTGGACTACCGGATAAAGTGGCCGGATATTTACAGGATCAATTAAGGCAATTCAACCCAGGCTTTAACAAGGAATTTCCATTTTCTACTACAATACGGTGGGAAGAATACGAGAGAGATATAAGTGAATTTACAATAACAGTAAATTATAATTACCATCTCCCATCACAGCCATATGATAGGGATGTCTACTCGTTAAATTTGATTACAGAGATTACGCCACCAGGATTAATTCCTGCTACGGACTCTAGTATTTCACTAACAACAGAAGATCCAATCCCAGAAGATATTTTAGATTTTATAAATGTTCTAATAGCTGATAGACCTGGAATTGAAAATCCTTCTGATGTTTGGGCTGCATTTATCGAGAACAGAGTAAGAAACGCTTCAATCGATCCTGACTTAGTGCCGGGTGAGATATACGATACCTTTAATAACCAAGTTTTTAACTCTGTGAATGCCGGTCTCTTAAGAAACTTAGGTCAAGACATTTCTAAAGTTGATATTTTTGATTACGGGTACGACAAACAATCAATACCTCAGATTATTTATTTTCATGAAGATCCTGGTGGAGAATACGAAGGGAATATAGCAGCAGCGATTCAGAGGTACGGGGGCTCAGAGGCAAATCCACCGTTCTATATTAAGCAGCCTGAAGAAAGTGGCTTCTTAAAAGTGGCGAACTCTATAGCGCCAGAAGTTTCTCTTTGTCAAGAAGAAGGCGACGTTGCAACTAGATTTCCAAATTTCTTTGAGTTAAAAGATGCCGCTTCTTCTCTCATCGGCAAGTTTAAAGATGATGAGCGACTGTCTTACTGTCGTGGCGATATGATAAATGTTGAAGAAGCTCCGTTTGATAGGGCTTTGCCCGCAGCTTCAGTTGCCTTAAATGACTCTTTAATCTACGCAACAATTAGAATTTATGTTTCAGAAGTGTTCTTGAAAGCACTTCCTACGTTCTACTTCCTGAAGCCAAGATACCCGAACAACTACTCTAACATACTCCCAGAATATGTCATTTCTATTATGGATGAGGGCCTGAAGTCAAGTGGCAGGGGTGATACATTCAAGAGAACTTGGGCAGATTATAGATATCTCTTCTATGAGCAGGTGGTGCAGACATTTATCCAAAAGGTTGATTATGGGATCATAACTGATGCCTCCGAAGCCGAACTGGAAGCTTTAACTGCGATCAGAGACTTTGTTTCGAACAACTGGGAAGGTTACAAACTCTTAAAAAATAATCCGATTGGAACAAGAATTGAAAAGAAAAGAAGATGGAGAGCAGTTTTTGAAAACGAAGACAAGCAAGATAACGCTAGAGTCATTGAAAATTGCAAAGTAATTCTTAGAAGATATGTAGGAGAAGAAATTTCTAGGATGATTTCTATTTTTGCTGAAGTGATTCCGCAAAATGAAAATTACCCCATAGAATCAATAGATGACATCTTGATCAACTCTCCCAATAGAGTGCCAGTACAGATCCCTGGAACTCCCATATGGAATGACGTTCCATATATCGCAGGCGCAATTAATGAAGATAGCGATGGTGGTCCGTTAGATGTTCCGACATTGGAGTATTACGCCATATTCAATGCTGGGTCGCAGAATATGCTTCCTCACCCATTCGACACGTCAACGCCTCCGTTAGACGAAAGAGTGTGGCCTTTTGTATTGGAGAGGTATGTAACGTATGATGGGACAGACATTCAGCACCCATATGGAAAAGTAATAAACATTTTTGATTGGGAGGATATCACGCCTGGATATTCATTAAATAACGTCAAGTTTGGCCTTAGACTCTCATACGTCCCAACTTCAAATGACCGAGATTTCATGAACTTAGGTGACATGGAAGCTAACATAGATTCAAGCGTTGCTTTCTCTGATAAGGCATATACCACTGAATTTAAGAATCTAATACCAATTGTCAGTGTAGAGGAGAGGCTTTCAAGTACAGGAATATATTCTGCAAGTCTTTATGGAGATTATCTACAACAGCTTGTTTGCAAATTGATAGAGACCCCAGAATATAGAATGACCTTTAGGTACGCTTTCCCAATGCCGAAATACTCTTCCCTATTAGCGATCTATACTTCAAATGCTTTTGTACCATCTCTTGCTCAGTTAAAAGATGGCTGGGCCGCTACCGTACTTAACAAAGAGGGCGGTGGACAATGGATTGGTTTTGGTGAGTTTGGAGGCATGAGAACTTGGAGAGGTAATGAAGGAGTCAAAAATTCATTCAAAAAAGCAAAAAGAGTGGCTCGGCAACTATTAGAAGCCTCGTGCAATACTAATTATGCATATAAGGACAGAGACCTCCTTACGCCAACTGAGGCTTATGTTGATTTGCAGAAAGCGAAAGATGACAAAGGCTTTGGAATCAAATGGTGGCAATGGAGTTCTCTGAGACCCCCTCCCTGCAAAAAGGAAGATTAGAAATGGCCGGATTCTCACCAAAACTACCTCTAACCCTTGATTCGGATGACGGCTACGCTCTCACCAAAACTATCAAAGAGGTGGCAAAACAAAACTTTAAAATGCTAGTCTTAACTAACCCAGGAGAAAGAATTATGGATCCAGAGTTCGGGGTTGGAATTTTAGCTTATTTGTTTGAAAACAATACGCCTGGCGTCTATTCGCAGATAGATGCTAGAATTAGGGAACAGGCGTCGAAGTACCTCCCCTTCATCATAATAGAGAGTATTGATTTTAAGAGCCCAGTGACTAATCCTGGTTTGACAGACAATTTTTTAGGTGTGTCTATAAGTTATAACATAAAAAGACTAAACATAGGAGATGTTCTGGAAATACCGTTAAATTAGAATAGATCACTATTTAAATAAAGAAGATGGAGCCTACTAAATGCCTTCACGCAAAACACCTATAAAGTATACAAGTAGAGAATTTGAAACAATCAAAAGAGACCTTCTAGAGCACGCGAGAAGGTATTATCCAGACACTTTTAAAGATTTCAATGAAGCATCATTTGGCGCGTTGATGATTGATACCGTGGCATACGTAGGCGATGTCATGTCTTTTTATCTTGACTACCAAGTCAATGAATCTTTCTTGGACACTGCTATAGAGTACAATAATATTGTAAGACTGTCAAGGCAGAGCGGGTACAAGTACAGAGCTAACCCATCTTCTTACGGAACAGTAGCTCTTTACGCAATCATCCCTGCGAGCACGTCTGGACTAGGTCCAGATTCTGCTTACTTACCAATACTCAAAAAAGGCTCGGAACTTAGTTCAAACTCTGGTAATACGTTTATTCTAGATGAAGATGTTCGTTTTGATGAGCCATCAAATGAGATTGTTGTTGCTAGAGTAGATTCTACCACAGGCTTGCCTACTTCTTATGCAGTGCGAGCTTACGGGAGAGTCGTATCTGGTATATTTGAAGTAGATACAGTTAGTGTGGGCTCTTTCGAGAGGTTCAGGAGGATAGAACTAAATTCAGCAAACGCTTCAGAGATCATATCAGTCACGGATTCCGAAGGTAATGAATATTTTGAAGTAGAGCATCTTTCACAAAATACTGTTTATAAAGAGGTAGTCAACAAAGGGGATAACAAGACTACAGCGCCATCCTTATTGAGACCATTGATTGTACCCAGGAGGTTTGTGGTCGAGCGTACCAGAAATGCGGTGTTCTTACAATTTGGCTATGGTGGCCCAACAGAAATAAGAAGCCCCTCAATAGCAGAACCTAAGAACGTAATCTTGCAGCTAAATGGTAGGGATTATGTGAATGATATTTCGTTCGATCCTTATAAGTTGTTGAATACAGATAAATTTGGTGTTGCTCCCGCAAACACAACTCTGACCGTTGTCTACAGGACGAATACGGCAGATAATGTTAACGCTGCTGTTGGCTCGATTACCAAAGTAGTTAGACCCATCATAGAATTCAATAATAGGTCACAACTAGATAATACAGAGGTCTCTACAATCGTTAGTTCTTTGGAGGC